ACCACTTAAAGGTCTGACTAACAAACCAACTCTCTACATTACACCCATAGCCATCAAAAACAAATAGTCGTGTAAGTTCAAGGACTTCAGTTCGGTCAAGTAGTGGCGAAATAGATTGGCCGGAATGTCTACCGATGGGGTCTCCATAAGTAGCAACTCCGACCAACTCTTCGTTGACTCCACTAAAAAATTGGTGTTCCGTTTCCGACTTGTAAAAAAGCCCTAAAGCATAAGATACTTTTGTCCAAATACCACTATAATGGTTGTTTACAATAATGTCCTTTGCAACTGATTTTGCAATGGGTCTTACTGAAAAATTGGATGGGTCAAAATATATCTTACCTTCTACTTTCATTGGTAGTCATTGAATTCACCAAAAAGAATATGGGTCCAAGTCTCTCCTTTAACAATCTTACGAATGTTAGCAGGCGATACACCATTGTTTCGTGCAAGAACACGAATGTTTCGGTGTCCAATAGCCCACAACTTACGAATAGATTTTACTTGGTCTTCCGTTAGTTTATGTTGTGGGTGTGATTCTCCTCGTAACGACATTCTAAATGTTATCATTCATACATCATTTGCCCGTTGGAAACTCCAGACGGTAGAACATCCCACAAATTAATTGCAATTGCGTATCTGGTTCCACGAGTCACTTGAGTAACTTTATGTGGATACTTTCCAGCAGGAAAAATAATCAACCTATTTGGAACGGCAGCAATTCGTTCTGGCTCTTCACCTTCTTTTGAAAATACTTCAAGGTATCCACCATCAATATCGTGTTCCCACGGATAGAAAACCGTACCCATAATAGGGACTCGTAACTCACCAGTCTCTTTGAACCAAAACTCATCTTTATCAAAGTGCATATTTAGATTGTCAGTATTACCATCACCAACTTCGGATGCTGAATACGTTCCAATCCAATACTCAAACCCATACAATTCATAGATGTGGTCCGGTGGACAATTATCTCTCCAAATATACTCAATCAATTGTTTTTTGATAGTATCCGCTGGAGAACTCCACCAACCATCCCACCAATGATATCCTTTTGTATCAAAAAAAGTTTTGTCGTTTCTAATCTTGTTTAGAAACTCTTGGTCTTTAATAAAATTATCAATAATAATCATAAATTTACCTCTTTCAAAGATTGTTCAATAACCCTTACGATTCGGTAGGGGTCAGCGTTTGACGCAGGTCTTCTATCTTCCAAGTAACCAATCCACTCTTTAGCAGTTGCTTGTGGAACTCGGATAGAAGAACCTCTATCCGAAACTCCCCAACTGAACTTATCAATTGATTGAGTTTCGTGTCTACCGGTCAATCTCATTTCGTTTGATGAACCATAGTTTGCAATGTGCTTGATATGGTTTCTTTCAAATGCTGAAAAGATATTATCAAATAGTTCTTTACCACCTGCTTCTCTCATTTCTTTGGTTGAGAAGTTAGTATGTAGACCTGAACCATTCCAATCACCAACCATTGGTTTTGGATGAAACTCTACTTTAAAATCATAGTCTTCGGAAATTCTATGTAGAAAGTATCTTGCAATCCACAATTGGTCGCAAGCATCCTTATTACCCTTACCCATAACTTGGAACTCCCATTGCCCCAACATCACTTCAGCGTTGATACCGGTAATATCTAATCCTGCAGCTAAACACACAACCAAGTGTTCTTCAACTACATTTCTTGCAGATACCAATCCACCACCAACTCCACAATAGTATTGTCCTTGTGGTGCAGGGTATCCATCTTTGGGGAATCCGACCGGTCTACCATCTTCTACAAAAGTGTATTCTTGCTCAAACCCATACCAATTATTTGGATGGTCTTCCAAGTGTGCTCTCATATTTGATGGGTGTGGTGTTCCATCTGGATTCAGAACTTCACACAATACAATCCAACCATTGGTTCGTTGTGGGTCTATCACCAACTTTACAGGTTTTAGAAGACAATCCGAAAAGTGTCCTTCCGCCTGTTGGGTTGATGAACCATCAAATCCCCATTCAGGCAAATCTTCTAATTTCAACCCACCAGCACCATCTACAATCTTTGTTTTAGAGCGGAGGTTTGGTTCTGGCTTATAACCATCTAACCAAACATATTCTACTTTATGTTTCATTTTTATATCTCTATCCATCACAACTTAAACAATCAGGGTCGGTAGCTTTTATAGCGATATCACCACGAAGAACCGACTCCGTTCTCATATAATACAAGGTTTTAATTCCCTGCTTCCAAGCTTCCATATGGACTTGGTTAATCCACTTTGGAGTTGCTTGAGATGGAAACGCCAGATTTAGAGAAACCGATTGGTCCACATATTGTTGGCGAATTCCAGCTTGTTTTACCAAATCTAATTGGTTAATTTCTTTGAATGTTTTGAATACATCCTTTACCCAATCAATTTCTTTATTTTGAAAATTAGATTCGGTCATATCTGAACGATTGGTTAACTTACCATTGAGGTATCCCCAATTGTCTAATTCAGCAATATCTTGAACTGAACCACCATCTTGTAAAATTTTATCCCAAGTATCTTTATTGTTGATACCAATTTTACGGAATACCTTTTCCAATTCAGGGTTTCTACGAATAAAAGTTCCTTTAGCGGTTTGTTCCGTAAATACATTTGCAGCCCAAGGTTCAATACCAGCAGATACATTACCACTCAATTTTGAGTTTGATACAGTCGGAGCGATAGCCATCAAGTGAGTATTTCTCATACCTGTACCAACACACCATAGTGGTTCACCATATTCCTCAGCCATATCTCTACTTGCTCTTTCAGCTTCAATACGAATGCCAGAAAAAATTCTACGAGTTTCAAACTGACCTTGTAGACCTTCAAATGGTAGACCTCGTTGTTGTAAGTAAGTATGCCATCCAAGAACTCCAAGTCCTAAAGCACGACCCTTTTCAGCAGAACGGATAGAATTTTCAAATCCTCTCATATTCTTGGCTCTCTGAATGAATTCTTCCAATACACCATCCAAAAACCAAATTGCGGTGTAGATAAGGTCGGTGTCTTTCCACTCATCGTATTTAGCCAAATTGACCGATGATAAACAACATACAAAAGAATGTGATTCATCCGTGTGAAGTGTAATCTCCGAACAAATGTTAGTCATAAAGACTTTCAACCCATTTTGTTTGTATGCTTCAGGGTTGTTCTTGTTTACATTACCCTTAAACATAATATAAGGTTCGCCCGTAGCTTTTCTCTTTTGAAGAACCTTACCCCACTTGCGTCTTGCTTCAGCGTCACCCTCTTCAAGTTTTCTCATAAACTTATCACCGATGATTACCGCTTGGTGTAGGTTCAAAGATTGGCGGTTTACATCACCCTTTGGTTCACGAATTTCAATCCACTCATCAAAATCACCGTGTTCAATGTTTAGGTTGATTGAAGCAGCTCCCCTACGAACTGACCCTTGGCTTGTAGCGAGAATCGTTGAGTCGTAGATTTTACAAAATGGAACTACACCATCAGATGTTCCGTTTCCGGTGATTTTACTACCAGCCGCTCTAATCTGATTTACGCCAATACCAACACCACCACCGTGTTTGGCGAGTAGCATCATTTCAAGGTTTTTCGTACCAATTTCTTGGATTGAATCACCTACATCAATACCGAAACAAGATATCGGAAGACCCCTATCGGTGCCAGTATTAGAAAGTACAGGAGTAGCAAGGTTAAGCCAGCCACGCCAAATATAATCAAAAAACTTGCTAGCAAGATGAGGTTTACCCAACCTGCGTGCAACAGCGGTTGATACCCTCCAATATGCGTCTTTTGGGGTTTCTCCTGCGAGTAAGTATCCCTTTGAGATTGTTTTAACATAAATTTCAGTATTACCCCAAATTGGGAAATCTACACCAAGTTCCCACCCTAGCTCTTCACCATAATTCTTAGCCATTAGTTTTCCTCTTTTACAAAAATTCCGTTTTGAGTTTTACCTTTTCGGTCTTTGATTTCATTCCACGCAGCTTCTAAACACTCGGATGGTTCGTATCCTAATTGTTTAGACAGAATAATCAAAGTGACAAAAGTATCACCCAATCCATCTTTAATTTCTTCATCTTTACTTTTTAGGATTGCTCCCATTGTTTTCAATTAGTTCATCAAATGTTTTCATATAATTTATTTAGAATATATCATCCCAATTTTCACCCTCGTTAGCCTTGGAGTAATCGGTTGGTCGGAGTGCAAAGAAGTCGGTATGAGTCAAACCACCTGTTAAGTGATAGAACCACTCTAATTCATCAGCAGATTCCTTTTCGTAGTTGAAGTGAGGTTCGTATCCCAACTCCACTAATTTTTCATTAGCACGCTTACGGATGAAGTTTTTTAAATCTTTTGAGTTAAGATTTTCAAGGTCACCCATTTCAAACATTTTGTCAATAAAGTTTTCTTCCAACTTTACAATTAGCTCAGCTGCTTCAATAACTGAATCTCTAACATCACCCTTCAGACCAGGAAACTCATCACACATATGTCTGAAAAGTTGGCATCCCATTTTTGAGTGTAGTGATTCATCACGAACCGACCACTTCATTTGTTGACCAATACCCTTCAAAAGATTTCTCATTTGGAATGAGTAAAGAACCGCAAATGATGAGTAAAGTGATACACCTTCTGCAAAAGCGGAGAAGATTGCAAGTGAACGAGCAACATCCTCTCGTGCGTCTTTGTTCCACTTTAAATCTTCGTGGTTGTACTCTGCTTTGGTCTGAATCAACAATTCAAACTTTTCAGCAGTAGCGGGCTCGTGTAGGAACGCTTCAAAGTCTTCAAGACCAAGAGTTTCGTTTAAATATGAGTAAGCCGTAGCGTGAATAGTTTCTTGTGAACCAAACATCATAGCCATTTGTTTGATTTCGTGCTTTGGAAACCAATTGGTTACCATTGTAGTCCAATAATCAGAGACAGCACATTCAGTTTGAGCGAATCCTAAAAGAATGTTTCCTACCAAGTTTTTTTCGGAAACTGACATATTTTCATTCCAATCTTTCACATCCCCTTGCATTGGGATTTCGGTGTGTAGCCAGAATGCTTGAGCTTGTTTCAGCCAACCTTCGGTATAGTAAACAGGATACTCAAAGGGTTTGTATGGGATTCGTTCATCAAATAGTGACATGCGATTTCTCCGTTAAATTGTTAGACATATTTTGGTGTGGGTGAATATACATAGTAGTTAAAAATCTATTTCACCCTTCATTTCTTTATATTTTTGAGCAAGTTCTTTTCTTACTAAACTCTCCCCACCTTTCATCTCTTTTTTGGTTTGTTGACCAGAAATGGAATCTTCATTATAGATGGAAATTTCGCCCGTAGAGAAGTTAGCTTTTGATGGGAAAGTCATACCATCAGGACCAAAACGATTCTTAATAACGTGCCATCTTCCTGTCCCAGCAAGTTTGTCTTCAATCTTACGAGAAAGGGATACTACAAAGTCAGCAGTCATCATTTTGGAGAATGAACCTGCAATTTTTGTGCCTGTAATAATGTCATCTTCTGCTCCACTACGATTGATTTGAGATGCTGTAACATCAGGTTTTTTACCTTGTAAAATCATCTTATCCATATGGGCTTTCAATGAAGTTACGCTGGCGGTTTTGGTAGGGTAATGTTTTACAATCAGGTCTCCTTTTACACTCGTAACTGATTTTTTAACATCTTCCATATTGTATTTCAGATTTGCAACTGCAATCTTACTCAAAACAGCATCGTATCGTTGTCCTACATACCCTTCATTTAATTCAAGGGTGTAGTGAGCCACAGTCTTACCTAATTTCATCGCCGCCACGCCGATGTTAACTAAAGACCACGACTTACCGATGCCAGGAGGGGCGGCAAATAAAACCAACTCACCTTTTCCAAAACCACCTTGCGTAATTTCATCAATAACCTGCCATCCTGTTGATACTACATTTCTGATAGAATCTTCGTATCGTTCAGTAATCATAGTTTTGTATTCGTGACCTAAATCAGAATCTTGACCTGCTTTCATAGCATCATCAACTTTCTTTTTAATCACATCATACTTACCTTGTTCTAATAACTCTACGGAATCAAGGATAGCGTTCTTAATACATTGATTTTTACAAAAGTCAAGGGTTTGTTCTTTAACATACTCCAAGTCATCACTTTCAAGGTGATTCCACGCAAATTTAAGTGTGTCTACAACAGTTGTTTTTAGAACATCCCTATCTATGGTATTGATTCGGACTTTCAACACATCCAGCGTTGGTAGTTTTTCGTATTCTTCAACATAAGACATAACCTCACGAACCAGCCACTCCGATGATTCTGAATCAAAGTATTCTGGTTTTAGGATGTCAAATACTTGGCGAGAAAAACTCCTATCACCTAACAGCGCCGATATAATTTTATTTTGGAACGAGGTTCCGTATTTACTTCCGAATTTTTCCATAGACACTAATATACGACTTTATTTTGAATTATCCAAATCTTAAACCAAACGAAGTGGTGATTTATAAACATAACCTTCTGCATATTTTTCAATGTGTTTTGGAAATGGATATATTACATTACGCTTGTAGATTCCATCAACCAATTGATAGTGGCTGAGGTCTTCAATCTGACCATCTCTTACAAAATAGTTTGATAATTCGTAGTTTTCGTGTATTTCGTTTAGTTGACCTGTTTTTGAGAATTCATCAATTCGCCATAATTTTTCTTGATATTGTAAATCCACATACAAATGTAAATCAAACGCTATACCAACAATACCCTCAAAACACTTTTTAATTAGTTCTGGTTTGTATTCACCTATTAAAGCAAAGTCAACATCCCAGCTCATCCAATCTTCTAAAATACCACCCATAGTGTATAACTCAAAGTTATATACTTCCGATACTTCAGATTTTATCCTTGATATTAGAGTTTTAAATAATGGGTGTTCTACACCACCAATTGAAAACCAATTAGTAGCGGAGAATGGTCCGTATTGTATTGACCCATACCAAACTCGTGTATCAAAATCATTTACCATTTAAATGCTTCTTAATGAGGGTATCTAAATTTAGAAAAGAATTTCTTAACCAAGAATCAACATCAGCAAAAGCGGTATATAATTTATCACCCATAAACATTTTCTTAAACTCAATCATATCCAATTGATTGGTCCCATTATCCATAATGGCTCTAACATTAGATTTTATAGATGATGCAATTTCAGGGTCTCGTAGCTGCATAAGGTCAAAGTTCATTCGTATAACATCTATGTTATCCATCAATTTTTTTGATAACTTTTCATCTACATTAGAACATTCGTTTATAAACTCATCTAACTCTAATTCACCATTATTTAAGAATGACATTTTAGACTCTATGGTTTTATCACCAACACCTTTAACACCTTTGATATTATCAGAAGCGTCTCCGGTTAGAACACGATAAAATACAAGATTTTGTGGTATTACACCATATTCTTGTCTAACCAATGACTCATCATACATTTTCTTTTTATTAGAAGACCATACTTTAATTCGTGGATTTACCAATTGAAGAAAATCCTTATCGGATGATACAATTACTACTTCTTTTTGGAAATAATGATTTGCAAGATATGCAATGATATCATCCGCTTCAACGTGGTCAATGTATGTTAATGATACCGGTAATACTTGTAGGTATTCAATCAGTCGTGAGAACTGATATCGCATTGATTGTTGTTGGTCTTCCAAGTCTTCATAACCAGCCAATCGGTTGATTTTGGTAAGACCAGTACGACCCTCTTTATAACCACTATATTTTGATTTTCTACGCTGGGAACCACCCTTACCATCAAATACAACAACTACACGAGTTGGTTTAAGAGTTCGGATGGAGGCTGCGGTGGATAACAAGAAACCTGTTATACCACCACAGTGTTCACCATCGTCATTTAACGCAGGAACTGCCCCAAAGACACGAATAAACTGATTCAGCCCATCTACAATAAGCACTCTATCATTTAGGTGTTCATCTTTGACCTCTAAATGTTCTTTCTTAACTTCTTTAAGGAGTTCTGCGTATTTACTAATCATCAAAATCGGTTACTTCAATATTATCAATGTTTGATTCAGCACTTGACTCTTTGTAAGACATAATGTAAGTATCACAAATTTTCTGATAGATTGACTCTTTCAGTTCTGGTCGTGACTCCATCATTTCTTCAAAGTTCTTGGCTTGGAACTTAATTTCTTCGCCAGTTTCAGTATCTACATAGGTATACCAAGCGCCTGTCTGATTTACAAGTTTGTAGGTCTTCATCATTTCCAACCACGAACCATAATTGTCAATACCACTATCAAAGTAGATATCGTAATCAATAGAACGGAGAGGTGGACCCATACGATTTTTAATCACTTGAGCACGAGTCTTAATACCTACTACTTGGTCTACACCACCAACCTTTGCTTTCAACTGACCCATTTGTTTGAGTCGGATACGACACGATGAGTGGAATGCGATTGCCTTACCACCACTTGTTGTCCAAGGGTCACCAAAAGATACACCCAAACGAGTACGAAGTTGGTTTGTAAAGATTAGAGAGATTCGTTCACGACCAATCAAGTTCGTGACCTTTCTCATCGCTTTAGAAATAATAATAGCTTTTTGAGTTGCGTATCCAGCTTGGTCGTAGTCAGCAGAAATTTCAACTTTTGTAGAAGCCCCGGCAACGGAGTCAACTACAATAGTTACCAATTTCTTCTTTTCACCATCGGCGGCACGGACTGATTCAATGATAGAATCAATTGCTTCAAAGATGTCTTCCACGGTTTCCAATGGAACATACAACATCTTTTTGATGTCAACTCCAATCGCCTCAAGAAACTCTTGGTTCAGTGCGTTCTCGGTGTCAATATAAACACCAAGTCCACCCTTCTTTTGAGTATCTGCAATAGCGTGAGCTGCGAGTAGTGATTTACCACTTCCTTCCAAGCCCGTAATCTCGGTAATGCGACCCACCGGCAAACCGCCGTGGGGGCGGTTTGCAATGGCGAGGTCTAACATCGGTGAGCCAGTTGAAACCCACTCATCCAAATCGGTAGGGGTTTGTTCTGACCCATCCAAGAAGAAAGCCACCTTGTGGGCGGACTTAAACTTCTTGTTGAGATTAGCAGCTAGAATTGAAGATAGTTCATCACGAGATGATTCTACTTTTTTAGCCATAAATTAGTCGTTGAAAAGGTCATCAAACGCTTCTTTAACATTAGAAGCTTTAGAGGTTGTTTGAGCCGGAGTTGATGGTTGTGAAACATCAGCAGTTTCAGCTTGACCATCTTCTACTTTACCAGTTTCCAACCATTGTTGGAGCATAGACTCCATTTCATCGTAAGATACACGCTTGAACATAGTTGACAAATCAATTTGGTCTTTTGCCAATTCCAAGATGTTCTTATCTTCCGAAATAGGGGTTGTGTTTGGTTTAACACGGATTGAAGTTTCAGGGTAAGACTTACCAACTTCAGCTGCGGTTTTGAAATCTACCGTAACATCACGACCATTCACAGGGTCGGTCAAATCACCATAGTCAGGGTCAGCGAAGAAACCAAGAAGTTCTTGGTAAACTTGCTTACCAAATCCCCAAAACTTAACACCTTCAGACTCTTCACCACGAACCAATACCGGAACATAAGTTCGCATCTTGGGGGTGAGTTGTTTTGCAAGGTTCCAATCCTCACGATTGCCAGTTGCCTTCAACTTTTCAGCAAACTCTACAATAGGGTCAGCCTCACCAAACGACATCGGAGAGATGACATTCTTACCACCCAAATCAAAGTGGAAGTAAAGTTCAATAAAAGGGTTGTTGGTGTTGTGGATGTACGGAAGGATTCGTACTTGTTGTTTGCCGGGAGTCGGCTTCCAAAGGTTGTCCGTTTTTTGGACTTTTGTCTGAAGAGA